AGACCTGTAAAATATGTAGAACAAGATGTCAATATCACGATCAAAATCGCGATAAAAAACATCGCAATGAATTAGCTCGTATTTCCGAAAAGAAACCCGAAAGGCTTGCGAAAAAGGCTGATTGGAAGGAAGCAAATTACGAAAAAGTTGTTATATATTGCATGAATCACCGACAACGTCGGATTGATGAAGATATCGGCGAATATCTAGAACAAAACGCAAGAAACGCGAAACGGTGGAGAGAAAATAACCCAGATAAAAAAGAATCAAATAATCAAAAGCGCATTGAAAATGTAATAATTCATTATTCAAATTATATTCGGTGTGCAAGAGATAAAAACCTAATTTTTGAAATTTCCCAGGAAGAATTCAATAAAACTGTAAAGGAACCGTGTCATTACTGTAATGTTATACAAGAGCGCGGATTCAATGGTATTGATAGATTAGATTCAAATATAGGTTATGTTATGGATAATTGCGTGAGTTGTTGTAAAATTTGTAATTATATGAAATGTTCTTTGCCGGTCGATGTGTTTTTGAAACGAATCGAACATATTTTAACATATAATAACAAAATCAATGGACGTTATTTTACGGAGGAATTTTGCGACACTGATTCAGCATGTTATAATAGTTATAAAACCCGCGCTGAAAAAAAATCGTTACTATTTGAGTTGGCAAAAGACGAATATAATACAATTGTAAATTCACAATGTTATTTATGTGGTAGAAAATCATGTGAAAAATATAAAAATGGCATTGATCGTATTGATAATAATTTGGGATATACAATGTCGAATGTAAAACCGTGTTGTTGGAGTTGTAATTTTATAAAAAAAGATATGGAATTGGACGATTTATTTAAAAAAATGTCCGATATATATTTGAAATGTAAAATTAAAGTGAAAACTACCATAATTATAAGTAAAACACATAAAACATCAAAAAATATTGTAAAAAATACGAATAAAAAAACGCATGAAGAAAAACGTGAAATAGCGCGTATTAGAAAACAAAAACAACGCCAAAAGTTGAAAGAAAAATATGATGATGAAGAATACAAAAAAGAAAGGGCAAAAGAGCTAGCTGAATATAGAAAAAATAAAAAGGAAATAACGAATAATTGAGTTGATATGATTATTAATTTATAACAAATTTATAAATTAATTTTATATTTTTTATTTGGTTTTGTGGGCGAACCCTTTTATATTTTTTATTTTGGTTTTGTGGGTAAAACCCATTTTAATGATTATAATGAAAATGTAGGTCACGCAATTTGATCAGTTACTATAAGCTACTCCCGCCATGCCTGACATGACTCTTAACACATTGTAGTTGGTAGCATAAACACGGACCTTAGCAGTGGCAGTACCACCGACAGTGGCGCTGGAAAGGACAAGCTGAAGGGTAGCATTGTCGATTCTGGAGAAATTGCAGCTGCCAGAAGGTTGGTGCTCCTCAGGGCGAAGGGCGAAGGAGTACACGTTGATACCGGCATCGGGGGTACGTGTGTGGTGTTGGAAAGGTTGGACGACGTCAAAGTAAGTACCCTCACGCTCAGAGAAACGGTCTTGGCCGTTAAGCTGAAGCTTGGCAGTGACGACAGGGTTCTCACCCCAGCAATGCATATCGAGAGCGGTCTCGGAAAGGACGAATGTACCGGCATCAGAGACGAAGGAACCCTCATCGACACCGGCACCGTTAGGACCAGTGGCAGGAGCGAAAGTTCCGGCGTAGTTGATACCAGTTCCATCGGCACCTCCAGCAGCTCCGGGATCTTGGAAGAGACCGGCACTGGTGATGAAGGCATCAGAACCAGAGGTCTGTTCGGGTCCACCGAAAGCGTGAACGGCGTTGGGAAGAGCATCAATGGCATCAGTGTAGTTGAAAGGTTGGGCGCCAAGGGTCTTGTAAAGAGTTTGACCGCACTCGAGGGAAGCACAGTAATCTACGTTAGCATCAGGTTGGACGACCCAGATAAGCTCCTTACAGGGGTGGTTGAAATTGAGCTTGATCTTGTTGGAAGAGGAACCGACAGACTCGTCACCAGTGAACTGAAGTTGCTCGATGAGGTACTCATGGGGGTTCTGTGCCATCTTTCTACGCTCGTCAGTGTCAAGGAAGACATAGTCGATGTAAAGAGAAGCGGCAACAAGGGACTGTTGGTAAGCAGCAGAAACGGATTGAGGACCGGAACCAGGAGCGCACTCAAGAGTCTTGACGGCCCATAGGCACTCACCAATAGGACGGAAGTCAATGTTGATCTTGACCTCGTGGTATTGAAGGGCGATCAAAGGAAGAGCAAGTCCGGGGTTACGGCAAAACCAGAAAAGAAGGGGAACGTAAAGGGTGGTCTCAGGAAGGGCCTTGCGAGGGGCACAAACCTGGGTAGGTCCACCGGCAGCGGCGCAAGGTCCACTGATATCAGCGAAGGTAGGATCGGTGATGTAGGTAAGTTGGGTGGTGTTACCAACCATCTGGAAGTAACCGCGAATTTGATCGGCAGGCATGGTAAGTTGGTTCCAGATGTGCATCCAGTCACCGTATTGACGGTCAATGCGTTGACCTCCAATCTCGACCTCAACCTGAGCGATGAGCTGCTCTCCGGGGAAATCTAACCAGCGGGCATAGACATCGCCAGTGGTACCCTTCATGGACTGGTTGATCTCAGGAAGAGTGACTTGGAGATAAGTGCGGTAGCACAAATCACCATTGCGACTGATGGTACATGTCACACGGCGACCGAAATCGGCTTGGCCGGAGAAGGTCTGCTCGATGGACTCCATAGCAAAGTTGGTGTGGCGTCTGTAAGACACCTTCCAGAAAGTAATCTCGGGTGTGCCAGTAAGGAAAACGTCTTGTGCGCCATAGGCGACGAGTTGCATGAGTGCTCCAGCCATTTTATATGTTACTCTTAGAAAATAATTTCAGAGAAATGCATTTTATATCCACTTTTTACGGGTTAATTTACGCAAACCGTTTATACAGCACGTTGTATGCATAAATTAACAGGTTTATACACAAAAACACTGCATATTTACAGAAATAATCGCACAAAGCCATTAGGACAGAAAAAAACAAAATGCCTAAATGTTAGGGCAATGATTTTTTCGGGGATTTTGAAAATGACATTCGAACTTTGACTAAATAAATACCGGCAGCTTCTCTACTCTTTATTTTGGGAAACGACTTGATTTCTTTAGGCGTTTCCGTTTTTTTGTTAATCAAAATATTGGGGTCCTTAGCATTATGCTAGTGATACCAATATTTTGATTCTATCATTTTCAGAAAAAACGTATTTGAAACGTCGATTCGACTCGAAACCACTTAAAGTTGTCTTATTTATCTCTATAAAGACGACTCGGATCCATATGAAAATCATTTTCTTTGCATCTTATCCCGATTTAGGTATCGGTTATTCTCGAATCGCAAACATTTTATCCAACTTTCTTGCCGAACTGGGTCACGATATTTATTACATTGGCATTTCCAATTTTAACAATATCGAAAACTGTTCTCGCAATATTCACCCCAATATTACCTTAATCGATGCGGCAAAAGAAGAAATCGATAACGAACTTTATGGCGTCAATGTCATATGTAAATATATTCAACAGGTAAAACCCGATATGGTATTGATTTATAACGATATTATTGTTATCAGTCGTATATTTAATAATTTCATGAAACTAAATATTCAAAAAAATTTTAAATTAATCGTGTATTTAGATTTGGTTTATCGTTATGAAAAAATAGATTTAATAGAGCATGTTGACCGATTTTCTGATAAAATAATCGTTTTTAGCGAATGTTGGAAACAGAATTTAATGGAGATGGGTGTGTCCGAAAATAAAATCGATTTTTTATACCACGGAATAGACAAAACCATTTTTTTCCCCGTCGAAAAACATATTGCGCGCGAAAAATTAAATTTGGGAAGGGATGATTTTATTGTATTGAATTCAAATCGAAATAATTATCGAAAATGTATTGATAAAACTATCGACGCATTTGTCCTTTTTTTAAAAAGGAAACAGATGAATCCGAAAATCAAAATGTTTTTGAATATGAATCTCCATGAAGGCCCAACCCAACCCGGATACAATATCCAAAATTTAATCAAAATTTCATGCATTAAACATCAACTACCCTATGATACTGTGGTGAATCATCATTTTTATCGTTACCCAAAAGACGCATCCATGACAGATGAATTACTAAATTATTTATATAATGCCTGCGATATTGGCATGAATACATGCATGGGAGAAGGATTTGGGTTATGCAATCTAGAGCACGGCTCTCTCGGAAAACCCCAAATTATTAGTAATGTTGGGGGATTAAGTGATATTTTCAATCCGGATTTTTCTATGCCAATACAACCTATTTCCGAAATTTATGTCCCAAATAGCCTCGATTATCATGGGGGATATTTGGAGATTTGTTCTACACTTGATTTTACAAATGCATTGATACAATATTACGATAATCCATCATTAAGAGAAAATCATGGAATACTTAGTCGCAAAATATTAAATGAAAAATATGACTGGTCTTCAATTTTACAATCATTTGCCGCTAAACTTTCTTAGGACCCGGACCTCCTTTTCTATAAGGATTGTTTGGATTCGGTCCTCTCCTCATCAATGAAGGTTTTATTGGTGAAGGTGTTTTGTAATTAGGTGATCCATCAAACCGGGATAAGTTATCACTATTATGCGAGTTAGATGGTGAAACTTTATTCATTGATTGACTTTGGGACGGAGTCCCTTTCATAGAAGATTCTCCACCACGTCTTTTTCGTGAAGATCTTGTTTTTTTGCGAGTAATTCCATTGCGTTTTTTGCGAGTAACTCCATTGCGTTTTTTGCGAGTATTAGTCTTTTTCCTAAATAGACCCATATATATTTACAACCTATATTCA